TCGGTAGAAGATCTGCCAGTACAGGAGCGGGGTTCTCAAATGGATGCTGTCTCGGATTGCGGTTCCTCCAGTAAACCTGGGTACCCACCTTGAAAGCCCCATTGAAATAGTCATTGCCGTTGGGCAAGGTGTCGACCGTATACACCTTACCAAGCAGATCCACTTGCCTGCCTGGCGCGGATTCTAGCTCGGCGAATCGGGGCGACATATCCGTTCCATCGCCCACGGCGCCAACGTCCGCGGCAGTAACGATGCGGTCAAGCTTGTTTGCCACTGACTGGGTGATGCTTCCGGGGCCGGACCCGGTGACCTTTACCATCTGACCACCAGTAGGTGATCCGAGCTCCTGCCTTAGCGCCGCGTCCCCGACAGAGACGAAGTTTTCGCCCTCTAAGGTCCAGTCGCCTGTCGTGGTGTAGGGCAGGTCTAGGCTAGCCGCCAACTTCCATAATTCCCCATCCTTGCGGAAGATCTGATTTCTAGCCGTAACTTCAATTCCAGCAGCGTAGTCTCCTAGGTCTTGGTACCCGAGAGAAAGCAGGTGCTGCTGAAACTGCTCATCGCGGTCAGCTAGAAACTTGACATAATTGGGTTTCTCGCCGCCCAGCCGAGTGGGGATCAGCGCCGGCACATCATCGTTGACGTAGTGCTCCAGGGCTTTTGCGTCGTCAGATGCGTTTACGAGTTGCTGGATAGAGATCGGGTTTGTTGCCATGTGAGCGCCCATAAAAAAGCCCCGCCGTAGCGGGGCTTAACTGGAAGTGGTCTTCTTATGCGAAGTCAAAGTCGTTCTGGTAATACCGGGCGTCATAGTTGATCGCCTTTAGCGGAATGGTCCCGTCGTCATTGGGTGGGCTCTTTTCGGTCAATATGAAGGCCTTCGCAGCCCGCATATCGCTCGCTTCCGTGATGATGTAACCGGTAGCGTTGTAGCCCTCGCCGCGGCAAATGATCGGCGTGCGCGGTTCTCGCTCCAGCAGCGCCAGCCGTGCGCCGCCGCCAGAACTTACGCCCATGCTTTCGACCAAGCCGTCGCTGTTCTGCAGGAAGACCACGTAAGGGCCGGCTGCCCATTCGAATTTCTGGGACAACGTGACCAGGCGCCCGTCTTCGTCGTCGACCCCCAAGATGTCGCCGTCCTGGCTCTTCGCCAGCGTGTTGTCGGCGCAAAGGATGCGTTCGCTGACGCGCAAAAGGTTCGCCTCCGGCAATCCATCAAACTCCGTGGACTCATCGTGATAGCGGATCTTGTTCCACCGCCTGTAGGCATGGATGTAGGCTTGCGCTTCCGTCCGCACGCCCACGGACTCCACGCGCAGCGGATTCACTGCTGACCTGTTCACCGGCAGGTAAATCGTCACCGGAGCGTCGTTCGCCGGGTCGATCCATTGAAACTCAACGCCGTCGTACTCGTCATCGCTTCCCTCGGTGCGCTGCTCCGATCCTGGCAGTTTGTTGCGGTGGTTGAACAAAATGGACGAGTCTTCCGTGGCCCGTTCGAAGAACAGCCGAATGACGCTGCCGCGACGATAGGCCCGGCAATACACCGCCTCCGCGATCATCGAGAGCGTTTCCTCAAAACTGAGGTTGTCGCTATCGATGGTGTAGTCGAACCTTGCGACATCTACGCCGAAGTAGTCGCGAATCTCCTGCGCAGTCGCGTAGATGTTATCGAAGTCCACCTCGGCCAGCGGGCGGTTCCCGATGAGCGGGTCAAGGCAGATTGCCGAGATGATGTCGGCGACATTGGTGGTCGGGTACAGCTCGGTCGTGAACGTTGACCCCGAAATCCGCTGCGGCAGCTTGCGGGTCACCAGCAGGTTCAGCTTGCGTTCCTTGACGGCCAGCGCGCCGTCTGTGGCCAGCGTCACGGCCTGTACGGTAGTGACGTTGCCAAAGTGCGGCTGGTCTACCGACGAGCAGGCATACAGGTCGCGCCACTTGATCTCATCGACCACCGATCCCTCGAATTCGGTATCCGAATTCGTCAAACGACGGGCCCGGAACCGCCAGCGCGTGCTGGACAACCCTGTCAACTCAGCGTCCAAGGTGTCCGCCCGCACGGAGCGCGTGACCGCGGAACCCTGAATGGTGCGCTCGAAAGCCTGCACAGCGCCGAATGGCACGCCTTCAGCGTCTACCCGCTGGGCCTCAACGCGGTAGGTAACGTCGCGGCGGTACTGCTGGCGTCCGTTATCTTTGTACAAGCCATTCAGGGCGATCACGTTGGAAATGATTCGAGTGATCGGCCGCACGCCTTCTACAATGAACCAGCCAATCCAGCGCTCGCCGGTCGTGCTGATAGTTGGGTTCAGCACAGACGACTGGCCACCGTAACTATTTTGCATAACAGTCCAGTCCGGATTGACCGCCGAAGGCGTGTTCAACGTCAGCAACCCCGAAGTCACCGTTGTCACCGTGTAGTTTCCCGACAGGTCGAACTGCACGATATCCGAGGGCCTTGTGAATGATGGGGTACCAACAACGTCGGTTGGCGCCACGCGAAAGGCACTCCAAGCCGCGGAGTTCTGAGACACATCTAATCGCAAGCGCGTTACGTCAGACAAAGGCAGGTAGCTGACATTCAAGACCCCATAGATGCCCGTAACGTTGCTATTTGCCGTGTATGGGAAATCGCTGTCCCCGCCGGTCGTGTCAGTCCACGTCACGTACCCGTTAGAAAGCGTGAGGATTTGGCCGTCCGACCATTCGGTTGTGTGGTCCCCCGCAAAATCAACTTCGCCCCACGAAGGCGTCATCGAGAACTCAGTCCGGACGATGGCACCTGCTGGCGGAGTGAACGTAAACGTCCCTTGCGCCTGTGTGGCATTCTGCACCGCAATCACGTCACCAGGGATGAACACCTCGGAAAAGTCGAGGTCCACATCCTGCGACACAATCTCGTTCGGTGATCGAAACACCATGCCACGCCGGATTACGCTGCCATAGTCCTGCGGCTGTAGGGACTGCCCGTTGACGCTGTTTGCACGCTTCGCAGTCGTCACCGGCAAATTGATCGCGTTCCCAAGTCGGAGTTGCGGAGCATGGCCGCTGTTCGGCGAGGTGAACGGCGCGTAGACCTCAACCGAAGCCCCAGGGATCTCGGCGATCAGCGTGGTGTCGTCGCGCACGTCGTAAACATCATGGGCGCCGCGCCCGACGCACATAAACGAGACTTCCTTTTCCACATGGTTCTCAAACACCAAGTAGGGCTGCGCGAGCATGTCCGGGGTTGATCGGACCTGACCATAAATGTCAGGGACCCGGCCATTGACGCGAACTTGGTTAGTACGCTCCGACAGGCCGTTGTTCGGCGATTCATTCTGGACGTTGCGCGCCGTCTGGTTCGGCGGGTCCTGCGCCAGGATGGACGTCAAGATCATGGACGCAGCGGTCGTCACCAGTGCCACGGCAAGCGCCGGCAGGAATGCCGGCCCCAGCGGGAACGCTTCGACCACGAACGGTCCGGGCATGCCGCGTAACTCGGCGATATCCGCCGGCTTCTCGGGCCGCACGGAGCGCCCTGTAGCCATGTCGGTGATGCGGCAGCCGGCCGGCAGGCGCGGCCCCAGCTCTGCCTTCAGGAAGGCATGCAGGTCCGCTACCTGGTGCGTTTCGCGATTCCCGTCAGGCGCCCGGTAGAGGTGAACTGTCGTCATGCGTAGAATCTCATTTTTCGATAGAGCGCCGTTTGCGCTTCAACTGGAAAGAACGAAGCGCCCGATTCATTGATGTGAAGCAACCGCCCGCGCACGCAAATGGCGATGTGGGCGTCGCCGTCAAGCGTTTCCATGAGGGCGATTGAGGGCTGCACCGAAGGGCCGGGCAGCTTGCGCATGCCACGAAACAGGGCCGACAGCCAACCAGCGGCTAAGTCCTTTTCCTTGACCTCGTGCAGCCGGCGGTCGCCCGTCAAATGCTCCCAGACGTCGGCGGCGAAGTGCAGGCAGTTGTAGGTGTTCCGGTCGTAGACCCTGCCCAGCAGAAAGTCGACGCTCACAGGTACCCCAGCAGCATTGGGAACAGGTCCGTGCGATACAGCATCCCGGTCTTCGTGACGTTCGCCTGCGGCGCCATGCTGTCGAATTGTGCGCCGTCGCGATTCCTGACGATCTTGCGCGCCTGCAACGTGACCGGCCCGACCATAGGCGATCCCAGGTCGTCCGAGCGGTAGGCCCGGTACCGCACGGTCGGGGGAATCGTACGCAGAGTGCCCGCCTTCCGGGCGCGTTCAATCTCGTCAGGCAGGATCTCGCCCAGGTCGCCCAGCGTCACCGATATCCCGAAGTCCAGGTTGCCGCGATCATCCAACTGCCTGAGCCGCATGGGCACGTATTGCCAGAAGACCGACTCGCTAGTTTCCAAGCGTGCCCAAAATCCCTCGCGATAACGCGACTGGAGCCGCCATACCTGCGAAAAGGCCGGATGGCTGATTTCCAGGGTTTCCAGTTCGGCGGTGCTCTGGGGCGCGCCGAAATAGAAGTCGATGTATTGAGCGTCGTTGTCATCAAGCATTCGGCCAATCCTTATTCACTAGACGCTCCAACAATTTGAATGCCTCGAAAGCCGCCTGGATGCTGCCGTATACCTCCACGAACTTGAGCATCTGCGTCCAAAAATCGAGGCTTTCATCATCAAACTCTGGGAGCGCGTTCACTTCCATTTGGAATGTGACAGT